TGGCTGGGAACACCGCTGCGAAATTCAGACCCCGGGGGTCTAGGCCAGAAACGCTCTAGAACTGCATAAACATGCAGAATCACGCCCGGCGGGAGGTACAGCGCATGGCCGTTGGCCGCCCGCCGGTCCCCACGGAGCGTAAGCGAAAACTGGGGAATCCTGGCGCCCGCCCTTTGCCGGATCCCGCCACTGTGCACGACGCTGCGCCAGTCGCCATGACCACTCCCCCGCATTTGGGCCCGGTCGGCGCTGAGCTTTACTCACGGATCGTTACCGGCGCTGCCTGGCTCGCTGACACAGACCGCCCGACGCTCGAATTGCTCTGCGAAAAGGTCGACCGGCGCGAGCAGATGAAGGCCGAGCTATCGCGCGGCGAGTTGGTGCTCTTCACGGACAAGTCTTACGCCTACCCCAACCCGCTCGTCGGCATGCTCAGCACCGTCGAGACTGAGATTGCCAAGCTATTCGGCGCGCTGGGTCTGACGCCTACCGATCGCACCCGTATGGGGCTCGCTGAGGTGAAGGCGCGAAACGCGTTCGAGGACTTCCTAGCCAAAAAGGCTGGGTCGTAGCACATACGGATATCCGGAGGTGGCCTAGTGGGCAGCACGCCCTATCTGCTGACCCCGGTCACCTCGGACGCTGTGGAACGTGGCGACGGCGCAGACTTTGTTGACTTCTCTCAGTCGTTTCTGCGGATCACCAAAGACTCTGTCGGCGGATCCAGCGGCGAGCTACTCGTGTTCCGTGAGTGGCAGCGCCAACTGTTCGGCCGGTTGCTCGCGCGGCGCCCTGACGGCCGTTACAAGCATCGCCAGGCACTCGTGGGCATGCCCCGTAAGAACGGCAAGAGCGCCGTAGGTGCCGCGCTGGCTATCTTCGGGCTCGTCTCTGGTCCCCGTGGTGGCGAGGTCTACTCCATCGCCGCTGACAAAGAGCAAGCGCGCATCGTTTTCGGCACCGCGAAGAAAATGATTGAGATGGCGCCAGAGATGGCGAACAGCTTTCGCGTGTACCGGGACGCTGTGGAGCTACCGGCGACGGGCAGCGTGTATCGCGTGCTGTCCGCTGAGGCGTTCACCAAGGAAGGGTTGAACCCTCACCTTACGATCGCCGATGAAGTCCACGCGCAGCCCACCCGCGAGCTGTGGGACGTCATGAGCCTTGCCTCTGGCGCCCGTGTTGAACCCATGATGGTGGGCATCACTACCGCTGGCGTGAAGTCGGATAGTTCCGGTGGCGACAGCCTGTGTTACGGCATGTACCAATACGGCGAGAAAATCATTCGGGGCGAAATCAAGGACCCCGCCTTTTACTTTGAGTGGTGGGGTGCCCCGGAGGGCGCCGACCACAAGGACCCAGCGGTATGGGCTGCGGCGAACCCGGGCTTCAACGACATCGTGAGCGAGGAAGACTTCCATTCCTCCGTACTGCGGACTCCGGAAGCGGAATATCGTACGAAGCGGATGAACCAATGGGTATCGACGGCGCAAGCCTGGTTGCCCGCTGGTGCTTGGGACGAGTGCGCTGGCGACGCTGACAGCATCGAGCCGGGTGCCGAGGTGGTCCTAGGGTTCGATGGTTCGTTCAACAACGACAGCACGGCGCTTGTGGTGGTCACCTGCCCGCAGGGCGAGGATGACAAGCCCCATGTAGACGTCGTGGCAGCGTGGGAGAAACCCACGGACGCTGGGCAAGACTGGTCTGTCCCCATCTTCGACGTCGAGGACGAGATACGTAAGGCTTGCCGACGCTGGCAGGTTCGCGAAATCGTCTGTGACCCGTTCCGCTGGGCACGCACGTATCAAATTCTTGAGTCCGAGGGGCTCCCGATCGTGGAGTTCCCCCAATCCCCCGCCCGCATGGTTCCTGCGACGCAGCGCTATTACGAGGCTGTCATGAACAAAACGCTGACCCACAGCGGTGACCCGCGCCTAGCGCGCCATCTCTCGAACTGCATTCTTCGCACGGATTCGCGCGGCTCGCGCCTGAGTAAGGACGCGAAGGGCTCACCCCGAAAGATCGACCTTGCCGTTTCCGCTGTCATGGCGTTGGAACGTGCTTGCCAGGAACCAGAAATCACACCAGAGCCCCAATTCTTTTCGTGGGCAGACCTTTAGGGGGTATCCCATGAGAAAGCTAGCGGGCAAGCTATCCCGCTCACTCGCGGCGAACACGCTGGGCCTAGTCGGCGCCGTTGTGCTGGTTGATGCCGCATGGCGATGGAGCACTACTGCCGGTTTGGCTGCGCTGGGTGCGCTGATTCTGGTTGTGGGATGGGCGGTTGATGAGTAATGGGAGTCTTCTCACGCGCTGAGAAGCGCTTCTATGCCCCGTCGGGCGCCGGTGATCCGTGGTCCATCCCCAGTAACGGCAGTCTTGCCGCGTACACGTCCGCTGGCGTGCCTGTCACGGACGAGTCGGCCATGCAGCTACTTTCGGTTGCCTCGTGTGTCCGGCTGCTTTCTGACGCTGTCAGCGGGTTGCCGTTCGATGCTGTCAAGGCTGATGGCGAGTTGCGCAAGACCATTGAGCCTCCGCCTGCGATCGTCTCTGACCCGTTTGGTGGGGCCACCTCGGCCACGCTGCCTACGCGGCGCCAGGGTTTCGTTCAGATGATGGTTTCGCTGCTGCTGCGGGGCAACGCCTATTGCCTGGTGCTGTCGCGCGATAGCTACGGCAGGCCTAACCGGCTCCGCGTGCTTCACCCCGATCGGGTCGACTGCACGTTTGATGCGTACGGGCGGCGCGCCTACAAGATCGACCGGGTGCCGCTCGACTCGCCGGAAGACATGATTCACATCATGGGCCTTAGCTTCCCCGAGCAACCCACGGGCCTAAGCGTCATCAGCTACGCCCGGCAGGCTATCGGCCTAGGGCTTGCCGCTGAGGAGTTCGGCGCACGGTTCTTCGGCGAGGGTGCCCACATGACTGGCGTTGTCGAGATTGAGGCTGACCTAGACAAGGATCGCGCCCGGGGCATCAAAGAGAATTTCTCTGCCTCACACGCTGGTCTCAAGAATTCCCACACGGTCGGCGTACTGACTGGCGGCGCCAAATGGAAGCCCATCAGCGTGACCCCCGAGGATGCTCAGTTCCTCGGCACTCGCGCTGCGCAGACGCTCGATATCGCCATGTTGTTTGGCGTGCCGCCGCACATGCTCGGGCAGGTGGACAAGACCACATCTTGGGGCACGGGTATTGAGCAGATGGGCCTAGGGTTCCTCGCCTACTCGCTGTCTGCCTGGCTGGGCCGTTTCGAGGATGCGTGGTCATCCATGCTGCCTCGCCCACAGAGCGCCCGTTTCAATGCTGACGCACTGCTGCGCACCGATACAGCGGGCCGGTATGCGGTTTATTCCGCTGCCCGTTCGGCCGGAATCCTCACCACCAACGAGATACGCGCCCTCGAGAATTACGGGCCCGTGGACGGTGGCGACGATATCGCGGCTCCGCTGAATTCATCCGCACCGAAGCTCACGAAAGACAACGGAGCTTCGCCGAGTGCTCAGAAGGCCGATGCGTTGGGAGCAGTTCTCTAATGACCGATTTCTCTAGCCGTGACTCACGGCGCAATATCCGCGAGGACCGGCGGCGCCCCTTTGAGGGTATGGAACTGCGCGAGCAGTCAAACGGCACGCTCCGTTTCACTGGCTACGCCTCCGTCACGGAATCCGCGTATGAAATGCAGGACTTCCTAGGCGACTACACAGAGGTTGTCCGGCGCGGAGCCTTCACTAAGACTCTCGCGGAGGGCGCTGACGTCCCGTTCAAGTTGAACCATGACGGTATGACGCTGGCGCGGACAAAGTCCGGAACCATGCGGCTGTCGGAGGATTCCACGGGCCTGCATGTCGAGGCGGACCTAGACCCGGGCAACGGGCAGGTGCGCGACATTCGCTCTGCGATGGAACGGGGAGACCTCGACGAGATGAGCTTTGCGTTTCGCGTGACTCGTCAGGAGTGGTCACCGGATTGGACGCAGCGCGATATCACCGAGGTAAACCTCAACAAGGGTGACGTCAGCATCGTGAACTACGGCGCCAACCCGCACACCCAGGGGCTTACCTCGCTTCGCAGCGCGCTGACTGACGGCACCATCACGCGGGATCAACTGGAAGCGCTCATGCGGTCCCTAGGCGACTCCCCCGTGACGATCGCCCCTCCGGAGCCTGTCATTACGCCTTCGGATTTCTCGCTGTATGAGGCGCGCCTCCGCGCCCTGAATCTCTAACTCTCGCGTCGGGTCACATACGGATATCCGTACGTGGTCCCGTTCGCTGCCCGCCCGGTTTACGCCGGAGCCTACGCCGGACCCCACGCAACAAGGGGCACCACCTAGGCCACCACCTAACGCAAGTGGTGGGCGATTCCCAAAGAATCGAACCTAGGAAAGGTCCCTAATGGACAAGCGTTCCCTTATTTCTGACCTGGTTGCCAAGCGTGGCGCCGAGCGCACGAAGCTGGATGCCCTACTGGGCGAGGCTCGCGGCGCTGAGGGTGGCATGACCGACGAGCAGCGCGCCGAGTTCGACAAGGGCGAGGCGGAGATTCGTTCGCTCGACGAGCGCGTTTCCGAGCTAGACGCGCAGGTTCGCGCGGATGACGCTGCGGCCGAGGTGGCTAAGCGCTACGCGCCGAAGGCTGGCGACGGTGTTCAGTCCGAGCCTGACGTCTACCGTTCCGGGCTGGGCGGCCAGTCGTATTTCCGTGACATGTGGAACGCGCGCCAGAATGGTGACGCCTCCGCGATGGATCGCCTGGTGCGCAACAACACGGGCCGCGCGGCTGAAAAGCGAGCGCTGACCACGGTTAACGGCGCCGGTGGCGAGTTCGTTCCGCCCCTGTGGCTAGAGAAGGAATTCGTTCGCCTCGCGCGTGCGGGCCGCATTACCGGCAACCTGGTCCCGACCAGCGCGCTCCCTGCGGGCACTGACTCGATCAACGTCCCGAAGGTGAACACTGGTACGGCCGTTGCCGTGCAGGCCACTCAGAACACTGCGGTGCAGCAGACCGACCTAGCCACTACGTCGATTTCGTCCAGCGTGACGACCATTGCCGGTGGCCAGACCGTTTCGCTACAGCTCATCGAGCAGTCGCCACTGAACGTGGATGACGTGATCCTGGCTGACCTTGCTGCGGCGTACGCCACTCAGTACAACACCCTGATTCTGAGCGGCTCCGGATCCGGTGGTAACCCGACCGGCATCCTGACGCTGTCGGGCACCAACGCGATCACCTACACGCAGGCCTCCCCGACTGTCGCGCTGCTTTACTCGCAGATCGCGAACGCGATTCAGACCGTTCACACGAACCGGTTCCTCCCGCCCGACACGATCATCATGCACCCGCGCCGGTGGGCTTACCTGCTGGCTGCGTCGGACACCACGGGTCGCCCGCTGGTTACCCCTTCGGCCAACTCGCCGATGAACGGCGTTGCCAATCAGGGTGAGGTTGCTTCTCAGGGCTACGTCG